GCTGTGGAGTTTTGACCATCTGCAAAATTAACAGCATCAATAAATTTAGCTAATGTTCTAATTCTTGTTACTTTAGCTCCTGTCAAATCATTTCCAGCTGTTGTTTTATTTACCTGTAATAACAAAGCTGATACTAAAAATGGTTCAACAGATGTAGCATTATTACTAACTATTAATTTTGGACGAGGTTGTTGACCACGTTGAAAACTAAAACCAGTTGCTTCTATTGGAAACCTTAAATATTCTTTCTGATCCCAAATAATTTTTTTATTAACATTTAAATTACTACCAGCATGAAATCTAAAAATATTACTTTCACCTGAAGAACCTACTGTTGTCCCATGTAGACTTGATGATAGTTCTATTACAAATAACTCAATAATTGCTGAAGGATTTAATGATTGTAAACTGCTGAATGTAGCACTGAATGAAACATATCGAACATTATTATCGTATACAGTTTCTCCAATAGTAGTTGCCCAGTTTGGTTCACTGCTTCCTGTCGTACCAGCAGTTGTTACTCTAAAAAATAAACCCGCATCCCCAGATGTAGGCACAATAATGGCATTTTCAGATAAGGCAGTACTGGCAGTCCATTTTGTAGCCATTAGACAGAAGGTTCAAATACTTGTCTAAATGTGGCTGTTAAAATTGCACGATTATTATATGGTATTGTTTTATTCCAATTTTGACATACAAATTGCATAGCTGAACTTTCGCCTGCTGGTGTATAAGTAAAAGATTTTGTATCCAATGCTCTTGCATCTAAAAATTCTTCAATCTTGGCAATATCTGCTTGACTCTTATTAAAGGTAAAATTAAATATTTTTGGATTTTGATGTTCTGCTACTCCGAATAATAATCTGTGTTCATAGCCATCAGCAAAACGAACTATTCTGGTATTTGGTGCAGATGTTTTTCGCTGTCCATAACTAGGTGTTGTACCACCAGTAGACGTTCCAACAGTGGCATCGTTAAAAGTAGCCATTATGCAAGTAAACCTCCAGGTCTTTTTTGCTGTACTAATTCAGATTGTACAGCTACGGATATAAGACGACCAAGTTCTCTACCTTGTTCTTCATCACCTTCTACATTAGAGCCAGAAGCATCTACGTTTACAACAATATTATTCGTAATACCGCTCATGGCATTGTTTGGAATTATTGTTCCAGCAGTGGAAGGTACAAACAATTCAGGCCCACGTTCTCCAACAATTGATGGTCTGCCAACAGGTGGTCTGCCACCATTAGCAAATCCAGGTAAATCAGAAAAAATACCAAGACCTGTGCTTTTAAGTAATGTGTTTATACCCATTTTTAATAATGAATTTGCTAAATCGTTAATAATATTTTTAGCTGCTTCTCCTAATGACTTTGTACCGTTTATTGCACCAACCAAAGCATCTGATATTTGACTTCCTATAGTATCACCTATCTCGGCAAAAGAATTTGAAATATCTTTTGTTTCATTATTTAAAGCCTTTGCAGCAGTAGTAGTACCTTCTACTATTTTTTTTGTTTCTGCTCCTTTTTGTGCTTGTATAACTGCTGCTGATTTTTTTTCTTCATTATGCGCAAAATCTTTTTGTCTTAATTTTTCTGTTTTAATATTTTGCTTTGTTAATTCTGCAGTTCTTTCTTTTAAAAATTTTAGAGCATCTTTATTTTTTATTTGCCCAAAAATATTACGCTCCAAAGCATCATCACCAAATTTTAATTTTGTTAATCTTTCTGCGTCTGTTCGAGCTTGGTTTTCTGCACCTAATACACCTCCAAGTCCAATCTTTCCTATATTTTGAAATCTTTTAAACACATTGTCTATTGCCTGTACCGCTCTAGTTGCTTGGTCTAAAACAAATTTAATAGCTGGCCCTAAAATTTCACCAACAGTTCTTGCTAATGTTTGTACTGAATCAATAAGTGTAGATAATTTACCATTTAAAGTTGTAGCTTGTTTCGTTGCACCACCAAAAAAAGCACCACCTTCACTCGTAAGATTTATTAATGCTTGGTTAACAAGATCAGCACCAATTTTACCTTTACGCATTGCTGATTCAAATTCTTCTCCTTGCAAACCTGTTATTTTTTTAAGTTCAGTAGTAATGTCTACCCCTCTTTCTAATAACTGCAATTCTTCTTCTCTTTGCAATTTACCCTTGGCTCTTATTTGTCCAAACGCAAGTGCAATGCCTTGTAAATCTGCACCTGTTGCGCCTGCTACGTTTGCTAATCGTTTTGTAGTATCAACTAATTCTTCTGTTTCAAAACCAAAAGCTTTTAATCTTTTTGTTTGTTCGATAAGTTCACTGCTAGTAAATGGTGTAACAGCACCAAAATCTTGAATCTCTTTAATTATTTGATTAGTCTTTGAAAGACTACCTGTTAAAACCTCTAAACTTTTTCTTTGTGTTTCAAGTTCTGCAGTTTGTACAAAAACAAATCTTGCAGTAGCTGCAATTGCTAATGCCTTTAATAAAGGTGTAATTGATCGTGTAAAACTTCTTACTCCACCAGCAGCACCACGAGCAGCATTTCCATTATTTCTAAATGAACGACTTGATTTGTCTAATCTATTTTTTAATTTATTTGTATTATTGGCAAGAGTTTTTGTTATACGATCTGTCTGCTGCAACGATCTTATTGCATTTTGTGCATCAACTATGAGTTTAACTGTCGATTGTGCCACAAATACAAATAACCTTTATTATATACTACCTTGTTTTGTTCTTTTGACGATTGATTTCTTGCTTTTCCCTGTCATTCTTTACTTCATAATATGCAGCCCAGTGAACAAGCTCTTCTTCTGTAATACTTTTTCTTAACTCAATTAATGTTTTACCTAATTCTGTTGCGAGAAAAAACTCAAAGTTTAACCAGTTATCTCGCCTGATTCGTTTTTTGCTGTTTCAATATCAACATTTATATTCATCATAAATAATTCAAGATCATTTAAAACAGTTTCTGGTAAAAATCTTTTTAGGTTTTCAGCATCGGCAGAAGCAAAAGCTTTTGACCCATCTTCATTTTGTGCTATTTGGCATAACAGTCTTGTTGAAATTGCTAATGCCTCATCAGTGCCAGCAGCAGCCTGAGCTTGTATTCTGTCGTATCTTGTAAGAGGAGGAAAATATATCTCTTTTAATATTTCTCCGTTTGGCTTTTTAAGTTCATATTTTCTTCTGGCGGTCATAACATCACTGAAAGCCTCAGTGATAAGATCAACGGTTCTTTTTGTTGGCATAAGGGTTTTTTAGATTACCCTAATATACTATATAGCTGATGTGATGGCACCATTAGTGATAAACGTAATGTTTACCTCTTGAATCTCACCAAGAGTCGCACCATATTCTGCATTAGTAATTATGCCAGCAAAACCAATTTTTTTAGCTGACTGGGCAGAATCAGGAAACAACTCAAATAAAGCATCGCCAGCATCACCAGTCACAAGTACATCATCAATAAAAGCTTGATAATCTGAGTTACCTGATGGGTTGTAAAGTAAGGTTGCTGAACCCTCTCCTGAAATAAGGCCACCAACAAAAGATTTTGAAGTGTCGCCCATTTTTGTGGTTTCCTGTGTGTCTTTAGTAACAGACAATGACCATGCTCTTAAATCTGAAATGTCAGCTTCGGTACCGCCAGCATTTTCAAACATGATTTTTCCTACATCACCTTTAACAGCCATAACAAAAAAAAGTATTTATTTTATATTAACCTTTTTCTGACTTTTTCACATCTTTTTTTGATTTTTGTTTTTTCTCCATATATCTTTTACATCTATTGTCCCAATAATTTGCCTCTCTTCTGCCTTTAACAGCTTCAATAGCGTCAAGCATTTCTTCTGTAATCTCAAGTTTTGCCATAATTAAAGTTCCTCATATATTTCAAAAGTTATTCTTAATTGTGTTTGAAATTTACCCTGTGGACTTGATGTCAATACTTCTGGCCCAACAGGTGAATCAAAAATAACATTAGAAACTGTAATATTATTGTAAAGGTCACGCAACCTTTTGCCAATTACATAGTTTGCCCCCGACCCAATACCTTCTTCTGTAAATATATTTATCAAAACTAAACCGACAACACTGTTTGTAGAGTTTGCAGATCCACCCATAGTCAAATAACTGCCAGAACCAAAGCTTGTTTGGCATTGAACAAAAGTATCTTCTGTTGTTGAGTCAAAAGCCATGTTGTTAAATACAACAGGTATTACTGGACTTGATGCAAGTTCTGTTGCAAGCCTACTCTCTATTGTGGATCTGACAGTATTTAAATCAACTGCTGCCATTATTACCTCCTAAATTCATCTCTGATAAATTGTTCTAGTTGCTTTGCAACAAGTTCTGGATAACCTTTAATTGTTTGTTGCCTTGTCCTATATTGACCACCCCAACTTGGAGGTAAGCTAGTTCCATATGCAACAGGTTCAGCATATTCCACGTTTGTAAAAACTTCTCCCTTATAAGGTTCTATTTTATTTTGAAATGAGTTTCTTAAATTTCCAGTATCTACAGGAGTAAATTCTTTTATTTCTTTTTCTGCCTTAAAAGTTGCCTTTCTTACAGTTTTTTGAAGCTTATCACCAAAATGATCTCCAATGTCTGTTAAATTGATTTCTCTGACCATGATTACCTCAAGATAAGATCAAAACTTATTGCTGTATTATTTTGTTCATTCGTCACAACTTGAATAATTTTAAATTCAACACTACTTATTACAACCCTGTCTTTTGTGGTTGGTACAAAGGTTAAATCCCCTGCTGATATTGTCAGTCTTTTATCCTGAGATTCAATCAGATCATTTACCTCAGATCGGTTTACATTTGTTAACGCACCTTTGACAGTAGTATCAGATGTAGATTCTGTAATAGCTCCAGTGGTCGTGTTATAACTGCCAGCCGTTACTTGTCTGATAGTCACATCGCCTCCGAGTTTACTAAGAGTTTTCGATGCTGCCTTTTTCAGTGCGTTAGCAAGACTCATAATGAATAAGCAATGACCTGACCACTTGCAAGGGTGATGCTGGTGATAACACCTTCAATTTCAGATGATGCTTTCATTGTGATGCCATTGATAGTTGAAGAACCATTTTCTGTTAAGTTCTCAGCAACAAGAGTTGCTTCAGCATCTGTCAAGCAATGTACCTTGCCAAATCTGCCTGTATGGGCATTTGTATCTGTAATGATTAACCCTGCTGGGTATTGGTAGCCGTAGCCCATTTTCATGACCTCTTGATTTGTAAGTTTGCTCTTCCACCTATTCTAATACCCATTAGATAATGATCAACTATAGGTGGGATTCGATCAATTCCAACTGCTCCATAGAATCTAGGAGTTGCATTTATATTACCGATACTAACTGTTGCAAAATCTTCCAAGCCACTCAACTCCAAACCGTTCCTGTTGTTGTTTAGATATACAGCCAAAATAACCTGTGCGTTTTTGACACGGTCAGGTATTTCTGTATCGGTGTAATAATCAGCAACTAATCTGTTTGGGAATGATAAGCCATAAAGGTTTGTGTAAGTGTCAGGTTTTCTCACTCCCGATCTTGGCCATTCTAATGCCTGGGTATCATCTACCCTAGCCCCCAAAAACTTTTCACGATCAATTCTTTGTGCAGCCGTAAACAATGCACGATTTTTATTGTCGTTGCTTGAACCATCCCATGCAGCTGCGTCATCACTGAGGACTAAACCCTCAATAAATGAGTTTGCATCAGCAAGAGTGATATAGGTGTTTGCATTAGCACCACCAACAGTTGCATCAAGAGTTATCGCCATTTAGTTTTACCTTCTTGGACTTTGGTTTAGGTTTTGGCTTTTCAAGAGTGGGAGTTAATGAAGCTGCCTTTTGAGCAGCCTCATTCCTCGCCCTCATACGCCTAAATGCGTACATTGCCATTAGCTTGATGCACCCTTCAGAGCAACAAAGTTAATAACGATAGCTTCACTTAAAGCTCCACCTGATACGTTAGAAACTGTAATTGCAAAAGAACCAGCTGCGATTGCATTAGCACTTACGATGTAAGCACCAGCAGTTCCAGCAGAGCCATGACAAGCAACAACGACATCTGTTGCAGCGATTTTGCTGTTTGTAACTGTAAAAGATACCTCAGCAGCATCGGCTAAAGCAGCGTTGTTCATTGTGATCTGTCCACTCTCAGTATTAAGAGTTACACCTGTTGATTTGTTTGTGGCCTGAGTTACAGTTCCACCACCTGTTGGACCAACTAAAAGACCAGCAGTTACGTCAAATAAAGAAGCCATAATTAATCCTGGTTACTTACGTTAGTAGCACGGACAATTCCGATGTTCTTTGTCTCATACACTTTCGACCAAGAGGCAACTGTCTCT